TAAACTTTTCTGCTCCTTGTCTATATGTCTGTAAACCTTCTTGTAATAAAGGTGTAGTTGTTCCAGCAAGACCTGCTATACCAGCCATAGCTTGTTGTTCTTCGGCAGTAAGAGGAGCTATTGTTTGACCTGTATAAGGATCATACCCTCTTTCTATTTCACCTTTATAAAGATCTTGTGCTTCACCTAAAACTTCTTTAACAAAAGGAGATAATTCCTCTGGTAGTTTAGTACTAACGACATTTGTAGTTGTTTCAGGTGTTCTATCACTGACACCGAATAAGGAAGATAAAAATCCCATAACTTAAACCCTTTCTATCATTGGACGTAGTGCAGCTAAACCATTTATTTCATTAGGTTGCTTATCTGTACCAAACGCCTTCTTTCTAATATTCTTAACCATTGAATCCATGTACCTTGCTCCTTCATCTGCATTACCATTTCCTAGTGCAGACATCGTATGAGCATCTACAACATACTCATCAGGACTAACTGCTAGTGTTGCTACTTGCTGTCCTGCTTGTCGTTCTACTATAGGCATATAAACATTATCTTCCATACCATGACCTTGACCCGGAACCTTACCACTAAAACCTCCACCTGCTGCCATACCTATAAGACCACGATCTTGAGGAGTTGCTGTTGCAGGATTAAAACCTAATGCATTCATACCTAAAGCCTGTAAATTAACAGGTGCTTCTTCTTTTTCTGGAACAGGCATTCGATCAATAAAAGCTTCTGTAATCTCTGTTAATAAATCAGTCTCAGTTCCATCTTTATCTACAACTCTTTTCTTAAGAATAGCATTAAGAGAAGAAGGAGGAGCTTGTGGTGGCATCATAGGAGCCTGTTGTTGCATCATAGGAGCTTGCTGTGGAGCCATAGGAGCTTGCTGTCTAGGAGGCATACCTTGAACTACCTGTGCATCATCTCTAAGAGTTGCAGTATTCATTCTTCTTTGAAGTTCTTGTAAGTCATTAACTGCCATATCTATACCCTATCTGCTGTAACTGATTAGCAGCAAAGTTATTTGTATCACTTTGAGTGTCGAACTTATTTACGTTATTATAATTATAACCTATTTTTCCTGTTTTCGCAAATTGTTCTGGTACTTTTTGCATAGAATTATATCTCATAGGATCTAATGTAAGACCTGTGTTTTGTAATCCTAGTCTTGTACCTTTATTTATTAAGTCAAAATGCTCTGTAACTTTACTCATTAGTTTAAATCCTGCCATGTTGTTGTAGCACCAAGACTTACATAGCCTTTGTACTTACCTTCATTCAAAGAATATATTACATTACCTTTAGCTGGTCTACCTATATCAGTTATGGTAACCACTGTAAGTATAGCTGTACTAGGAGCAGCTTCTACTGCAATATCTCTACTGTCTATCTCTTCCACTAAAGCATTACCCCATCTTTGAATTGTTTCATACATATCTTTTAGTTCTTCTTTACTTGCTTCTGCTAGTTTAGTTCTGTTGTTACGATTAGAATAGAACGGTAAATTAGGATATCTTGCCATTACCTTGCACCATCACCTTGAAAAGCTAGTCGGATTGATCCCCATTCCCACTCAGCATTGTTTGATTCACAAGATACCCTAATCCTTGCTTGCCTTCCTCTCGCTCTAAAATCTATCTTAGTAGTTGTATTATCTATTGACTTAGATACTGTTGTTAAAACATTTGACTCTGGATATTGTTTAGGACTAATCTTAAGTGTAAGATTATTATTATCACTTAATTCAAAGTCAGGTATTATTCTATTCATAAACATTAACTGATTACCATCATCTATATCAAAGTCAGCAGACTCTATGAATGATACTAATGTTGCACCATCACCAGTGAAGACACCTGATGGTTCATTATCAAATAAGAAGTTACCTGTTGTTGTTGCGCCTGTTGTTAATGTATTTCCAAATATCTCTCTATCTCTAAAGGTAGTGAAGAAGCTATCTCCATAGATCCAATAGTTATCTTCAGGATTAAATATAACATACTTATCACACTCAGTAGAACTATTGGATACATATAACCATACGATCTCTCTAAACTCTGAATTGATACCTGTATATACTTTATCATAGTATGTAGTATTAAGATTATCAAATACAAACTTCCTTACGGTACAATCTAGGACTTGCACCTGTCCTGTGTTAGCATAAAAGTTATCAAAGCCCATCCAGTATGTTGTACCATTGTAGTCTATTGCAGCATGTGGTCCTATGAGTCCACAGTTAGTACCTGCTTGACTAAACTTAAATATAAAGGGTGGCCCAGTAAACTGCATCAACCATAATGAGTTGTCTGTCCATATGTTAATTGCATTCTTAGATCTTACTGCACCTACTATTCTTGTACCATCTGTTAGGACTACTTCACCTGCTGTATTCTCTTTTGCTGGTGACCATGTACTCTTATCATCTTGATCAGACCATCTCACTAACATAGGATTAAATGCACCACTCACTGTAGCACTTGCCTCAAACTGGTTAGCCCCTAGTGCAATCACATGCCTGTCGTTAGGAGATACAATCAATGAGTTGACACTCACAGGTGATGTTGTTACTTGTGTGGCTCTTACAGGGCTTGTAGATAGGTCTACCTCAAAATAGTATATACCACCACCCCTACGATTGATAAGGACATCCTCACCCCAGTTGTCCATACTCCATTGTGTAATATCAAGATTAACACCTTCACCTAATGTAGCTTCTGCATTCCAAGCTCTGCCACTACCAGATCCACTAGTCTGTTTATATATCAAAGCAGTCATATTAAAACCAGATGTGACATCACCACTTGCACTTGCATTAGCTGCTGCACTCACAATGACTTGTGTACCATTTACAGACACAATAGAGAACTGTGGTCCTCCTGCTGCTGGTTTAGTTAAGTTAAGGTTACCACCTACTGTAGCAGCTATACTATCAATAGATGTGTTTTGAAATACTATAAAGTCATTTGCTGCACCACCGTGAGCAGATGCACAAGATATTGTAACCAATGCATTGCTACCAGTTGCAGTTATTTTGCTAATGCCTACAGAAGTAGGAGTAGCAGCATTATAAGATCCAGCCCCATATCCAAGTCCTTGTGTTTGTACTGACGTTCCAGTTGGTAAATAATAATTTATCTTAGCTCTACCTGATGTAATTGATGTTGCAGCAGCAGTCACAGAAGCATCAAAGGTAAATACATTTGTATCTATTATAGAAGTAATAGGAAATACTTTATTGTTTAATAGTATATTACTTCCTATTGTTACTGAAGCAGAAGTAAAATATACATAGTCTCCTTTCTTAGCACCATGACTACCATCAGAACAACATACTCTTGTTGATCCTGCACTTGTACCAAAGATACTTGTTAGTTCTACTGTTGTAACCAAAGGAGTAATATCAAATATGTTACCACCATTGTACTCATAAACCTTATCAGGTGTAGCAAACAAAGCTCTTCTTATATTTTCATCATCACGCCAAGCAAGTAAAGCTCTAGCAGACCCATCAAAAGACCCACTAACAATAGGCATAACAGCCGTATCAGAAGCAGCAACTTTCTTCGTATAGCCACGCATGTTCTCTGGTTTCCCAGAACGAAACCTAACACGGTTGCCATCATACCACTTACCTTCTTCAGCATACTGGGTACTCTCTCTATTGAAGCCCTGCTTGAAGTCAAATTTTGCTAATGTAGTCATACCCTACCTTACTTGAAATCGTGTAACATTACAGCATCTATAGTCGTAGCACTTCTACAACTAAAGACTAATATACTTTGCGCTCCTGCTGATGTATCCATAACAGGTGCAGATCCTGAGACAAATTGATATGCTGAATTATAACTTAATGTACGTCCTCCTGTAGCATCTTGGATTACTCTTATACTTCCTGACTGTCCTATGTTAGCACTCGTAGGTGCTGCTAATGTTCTATTACCACCTAGAGTAACTACAAAAGTATTACCTGCATCAAAGCTAGGTACGATAGAAGCTGCATCAGTTAATGTAACTGTATTAACATTAACAGGTCCACTTACATTGACTGCACTTGTAAATGCTGCTGCTCCAGTAATGGTTACAGTACTTGTGAATGTCTTAGCTCCAGTAATTGTTTGAGAACCAGTTATTGCTACATATCTAGCATCAGCTTGTGTTGTTGTTATAGCACTAAAGCCAGCAGCATTAAGAGTATTAACAGATGTACCATTCGTAAAGAAGTATCCAACACCACCTGTAGGTACTGTTACTCCATGTGTTTGTCCTGCTACTCGTAAGACTACTGCATCACTTGCTGTTGTATTAGCTGACACTGCATTTTTAATTGCATAGGTCTTAGCTGCACCAGCAGGTAGATAGACAAAGATAGATGTATGCGCTCCACCAACTGTACCTGCAATTTCTAGAACAGCAGACCTAGACTGATCAGCACTTCCTTGATTCTCTGTTAGGGCTACACTAGATGTTGCTCCTACAGTTATTGTTGTATATGATCCTACAGCTTGATCAACAAGGCTCAGTACATTATTAAGTATCTCACCCCATGTGTTAGCATTATCACCATCACCTTGCTTGGTCAAGCGAATATTTGTTGTATATGTACTAGCCATTTAATTCACTCCCAGTATTCTTTGACTTATTTATTTTCATTCCTAAACTACCACTAAAGTAAATACAGGATAACCCTCCAGCATTTTCTACCATTACAACGTAACCACTATCATTACTAAGAAAGACTTTAAGTACATTTAGTTTATCTACTAAACCTGTAAATATTAATTGTTCTTTTTTAAATACTTTATTCATATTCTTTGTATCTGAACACGAAACAGGAACAACCGTATTCAGTATAGTTACATCTAAAGCATGTGAAGTATAAGGTATAAATATTAATCCTAAAGCTAGTAGTATTTTTTTAAACATTACTCTTCCAATTCAGGCCAATCATAAAGGATACCTGACTTATTACCATCACCATCCCACTTTAGAAACAAAGCTATAAAAGCATCCATGTCACTAGCACCATCAATAGCATTCTCCATCTCTGTAGCTTTAGTTCTGATAGCTGCTCTCCATGTTGCTATGTTGCTAGGAATAGCTTTATCTGTATCAGCTTTACGTACTACTGCCCAATCTGTCTGAGCTAGTAACGATGCTTGTTGTTCCTTTACCCTAAGTTTGTACTGACTCTTTAGACCAAGTACTAAGCTATCTCCTGAACCAGTATCATCTAGGTTTCTTGGTGTGATATTAGCTACACCATCAAGACCATTATCTATCCAGTTATAAAACCTACTATCTGGTCTAGCCTCAAGAGTCACCTCAGTGATGTTCATTGATTTCTTATGAGCATCATCCCAGATATTCCAGTTCTTAGGATGACGCACACCATTGTCATCAACCCAAGACTTTCCCGGTCTAATCTCTTTGGTTGCGTTATATAAAAACATTATATTCTCCTGTTATCTTCCTGTTATAATTCTACCATCAGTATCTATAATGGGTGTTCCCATTGCTAAATAAGTATAAGTCGCACTGCTTTCATTAAGATAATAACTAGACCCTCTAGGCTTGAAACCTCCTGTGTCTATATCAATTATAGCTGCACCATGCGTTTGTTCTGCTGTATTAGCATCAGCTTCAAGAGCTTTAGTATTGACATTATACGGCAATCTTGATGTATCATACATTGTCCACGGGCTAGTACGACTACTTGCTTTTATCATAATCCAAGATGGTTGAATAGAAACACCCAAACTGTTCAGGGTTGGAATAAAGGTTCCATCTGCATTTCCATTTCCAATATAACTTCCTACACTGATAAATTGCGAATTAGCGAAACAATAGGCTATATAAGTTTCGCTACTAGCATTTACTTGATGATTTGATCCTACTGAAAATACTGAAGATGTAGGAGTAGTATCATTCCACATCGTATTATCATCTACAGTAGCAGCAGTAGTATTTAGAACAAGATAATCTGTATTATCACCGTAATAAACAGCCCACGAATCAGTTACGCCAAGATTTTTTATAAACATAATATTTGGTGCTACGCCAAGTCCATGTCCTACTGTAGCATTTGCACCTGTACCAGTATATTTGGAGACACTTAGGCCAAGGGTGGTGTCCACGAGTGTTGCTGTTGTATTAATACTTCCATCTTCATTAGATGATCCGTTACCTGATGTGCCAATCATCCAGTTCCAAAGAACATAGCTTTCATTGTTGGTGTTTACTTCAACATCTGTACCAAGTGTAACGCCACCTCCAATAAAAGCTTTTACGGTTTGTGCATTTGTAACTTCAATATCGTTAGTGTTAGAGTGTAAATCTTTTGTTGCACCACGCACACGATCAAACAACATATGGTTATCAGTGGCATCTCTATTTTTTATCCAAGAGAAGGCACTCGTATTTGTGGTTGTGTCTGACTGCACACTTTGCTCTGATCCTGATCCTTCATACAAAGTTGTTTCAAAATATTTAGTTGTGTCAGATGCTGTGCGAGTTGTAGCTAATGCTATGTTAGCTGTAGTTAAAGGAGCGTAACCTGTTGGAGTTGTTAAAATCCAATCAGCTTCTTCTTTAAATAAAAAGTTTCTATTTGCAGTAGGATCACTATAACCAGTAACATAAAACTGATAAGACTTAGAAGTATTTGAGGTAGCAAGTGGATTAGAACCAGTAGCAGGATTACCTGCTGTTCCCCCACTATCCTCATAAAAATAAGTTGTATCTCCACTACCATCATCGTTGGCTGCCCAAAATTTACCAGAATCTGCATCATAATACAAACCCCAACGATCTCCATTTGATACTACTCTTGAACCATTTGCTTCACTTGCAAAATTATAATCAGTACCATCAACTCTACCTATTGCAGAAGCATTACCTCCACTAGTAGAAATAGTATTGAAATCAGGATTACCAAGACTGCTATGATCAAAAGGTATATTAGTTGCCATATTTTTAGGACTGTACTCTGTTTTTTCAATAATACCCATTCTAATTAAACCACCAGTTATGGCAGTCATATCAACTTCCATTTTCCATTTACCAGTTGGAGGAATAGGAATAGTAAAAATATTTCCAGTATAAGTTGCTGCTGTAAAAGTGACTTTATTATTTCCATTTGCCAGAGACATGCTTTGAAACATAGATAAAGGATTCACCAAAGTATTTATATTTGTTGGGGTATTCGTACTAAGTGTAACACTTCCTGTATTAGTAAAGTTATTTCCTGTACCACTAGCATCTGTCTGTGCATTTGTAGTGTTGTCTAAGTAGAACCCTGTAGTACCAAATGTTAATGCTTTAATTTCAGCAGAAGACTTAGGTGTCCAAAATGTACCTGTTGAATCGTACTGCCCAAAACTACTTGGTTCTGCGACTGTGCCATCTAATAAGACAGCTTCAGCCATGTATCCATCCAAAGTTGTACCGAACCCATCGTGCATACCAATCTGATGTAAATGTGCGCCACAGATTAAACCGTCTAAATTCTGTGAGGGATCAACTACACTAGTAAGATCAGTTATTCTTTCTCCATTTAAATAAATCCTCATTCTATCACCAGCAATAGCATTACCAGAATCATACACAGCTACAGTATGATACCAACCTATGTCTCGCAAAACTTGAGATGAGATCACACGACCCACAAATGAATTAGAAAGATAAAGATCAAATTGTAATGTGCCACCAGCAGTTGTAAATAATCTATGCTGATTTGCGCTAGTATTAATAGCACCAAATATAGGAGTATTCCCACTAGTAGGATTGCACATATAAACCCATGCAGAAAAAGTAAACTTGTCTACATTACCAGCACTCCCCGGAGTTCTTTCTAATTCTTGACTAGTTGTTGTGTACAAAGCAGAGTTACCTACTTCTACTAAACTTGTACCACCTGCTGATGCTGCACCCATTAACAAATTATTATTAAACATTATTAACTATACTCCTGCGATAGTATTGCTTGTATATTTTCACCAGTGTCATCACTAGATATAGAAGCTACTATATAATCTAATCTATCCACTGCACCACCAGAGGTAGAGAAGGTTGGATCAGATCCTGCTGGAAACTTCCAACAAGCATTCCATGATAGTGTACCACTACCACCTGATTGTACAAAGAATATACTTCCTGTTTGTCCTACTCTAGCATTTGTTGGTCTTGCCATTGTATGCGCTGCTGTCACAGTTGTCAAGAAGTTTTGTGCGCCTCCAAAGTTAAGAGATACACTAGTTACTCCATTGATTGCTGTGGTGTGTACTGAAGCTGCTGCTGACTTAGCAAGAGCAAATGTACCACCTACACTTGTATTACCACTGACTCTGACAGTTCCTAAGAAACCTGAGTTACCTGTGATGGTAGCTGTGCCTCCTATAACTACATTATTTTCTAATGATACTGCTGATGCAACCCTAAGAGTTCCTAAGAATCCTGAGTTACCTGTTATAGTAGCTGTACCTCCTACAACTATAGCACCCTCAAGTGATGTTGCACCACTAACTCTGACTGTACCTAGGAAGCCTGTATTGCCTGTTATAGTAGCAGTACCACCTATGACTACATTGCTCTCTAGAGAAGTTGCTCCTGCCACTCTAAGGGTGCTTAAAAAGCCTCCTGCACCTGTTATGGTTGCTGTGCTACCCATCTTAACAGTACCACCTATGGATACATTATTTTTTAGAACAACTGCTCCAGTGACTGTAAGAGTACTTCCTAAGTTGACTGCACCTTCTAGAGATGTAGCTCCAGATACTCTGACTGTTGTTAGAAATCCTGTAGCTCCACTGACTGTTACTGTACCTAAGAAACCTGCTGCTCCAGCTACAGTTACTGTGCTGAGTAGATTGACTGCTCCACCTACACTTAGTGTAGATGCTAGGCTAGTTGCTCCAGCTATTGTAACAGTAGATCCAAAGTTTGCAGCACCACCTACACTGAGTGAAGATGCTAAACTTACTGCTCCTCCTACAGTTACAGTTCCTAGTAATCTTGTATTGCCACTTACAGATACATCATCCTTAAATGTTGCTGAACCTGCTACTGTAACTCTGTTACCTACAAATAAGTGATTACCTACTGTTGCATTATTAACAGAGATGTTACCTTCTATAGAGGCTGTTACATTTGTTAAATTAGAACCATCACCATAGAAAGCTGATGCACATACCTTTGCATTAGATGCTTGTACATTTGCACCACTGATTGTTACTGTTCCACCTATGTTAAGACTAGATGCTAGACTGACTGCACCTGCTATGGTTACTGTAGATGCAAAGTTAGCTGCTCCTCCAACACTGAGTGATGAAGCAAGACTAACTGCTCCTCCAACTGTGACTGTACCTAGTAGTCTTGTATTACCTGATACTGACACATCATCTTTAAAAGTACCTGCACCTGTAGCTAAGAACGTACCACCTACTGAAGTATTACCTGTTACGTCTAGTGTTCCTCCTACAGTTACATTACTCTTTAATGCTGCTGCACCTACAACTGTAACTGTACTTGCAAAGTTAGAAGCTCCTGCTACACTAAGTGAGGATGCTAAACTAACTGCACCACCTACTGTAACTGTTCCACCAAGATTTGTATTACCACTAACTGAGACATCATCTTTAAATGTAGCTGCTCCTACAACATTAAGAGTACCACTGACTGATACAAAGTCACCTACATTAATATAACCTGAGACTGAAATGTTTGTTGCAATACCTAACTCAGCTTCTACGTTAGAGAGGTTACGTCCATCACCATAAAAGAATAAAGCTGTTACATTACCATTTACATTTACATTAGCACTGACTGATACATTATCATTGAATACTGCTGTACCACCTACTGACACATTAGTAGCTACATCTAAGTCTCCACTGACTGATACATCATTCTTAAACTCAGTCTTAGCTGTGAAGGTTCCTGCTCCTGTTACTGCAAGAGTACCCCCTAGAGAAGTATTACCTTCTACTGATACATTACCCTTAACTCCTAGAACACCACTAACTGATACGTCATCCTTAAAGGTTCCCTTACCTACGACTGTAACTGTTGAGCTAAACGTACCTGCTCCAGTATTAACCAGTGTGCCACCTATAGAGGTATTACCTGCTACATTCAAGGCTCCACTTACAGAGACATCATCCTTAAAGATAGCTGTACCTGTTACTGTGACTGTCCCATCTATGAGAGCATTACCTACTGAGATACTACCACCAATAGAAGCTGTTAGCCCTGTTAATTCTGAACCATCTCCAAAGTATTTAGCAGCACATACTGTACCTGCTACATGCATTCCTGAAGCTAGACTAGCTGCTCCTGACACTCCAAAGGTTCCATTAACATGTACAGAGTTGGTTGCTATTCTTAATGCAGTCTGAGTACCATCTGCTGTCTGTACGTTTGCTAAAGAGGTTGTAACACCTGTTCCTGTTGTACTTGCATTAACTGTAAGTAATGACCTGTACGTATTAGATATAAGTTTACCATTAAAATCTGTCATATTGAATCCCACGTTCTATTTGCAAGTTGCCACGTTGTATTACCTATAATAGGAGAAAGTGTTGTTGGATCTAATGTCTCCCATTGTGCATATTGATCCCATGTTATTCCCCTACCACCTGTATCAGGTCTAGGATCTTGTACCATAGGATTGTCTCTAACATCTGGCACTTGATTTAATGGACTATTCTTTAAGTCATACTGTCCCTCAAAGTCTTCAGGACACACAAGTAATCCATAACTGTTTAATCTCATTACACTACGTTGATACACAAATCCACATGTATCACACATAGCTAATACGTTTGCTGTCTTACCTCTTGACATTAAGTATAAAATGTCAGTCTAGGTAACAAGTAGAGAGAAGCACGTTCACGATCTTCTTCCATTGCTCTAGCTAACATTTCCTCGTAGTTTGTTTTTAACATTGCTATTCTAGTGTCTGGTACAAGAGGACGCTTCATAGACATATAGTAAGCTAGTCCCATTGTCAAACACGGTAAAAATCTTTTAGGTAGATCTGCATTCTGATCAGCAGACTTATCTACATCAGTCATATCACTTACTGTTTCTATCTTAAGTACATCTGTAGCATTCTCTGGTATAGGCCACACTGATAGTGTAGGGTTATCTCTACCTCTACGTATGCTGTACTGAGATGGTCTACCTGTTTGAGTTGGTGCAGGTATGATTAAGTATTCTTCTGGAGTAATCCTTGTAAGCTGTATATCTGTATTATCTCTGCTGAGTACAACCTCAAGAGCATTAATAGTATTACTACTTAGCTCGTATGATGTCACACTGGTTGCTAGAGTTACAGCCGTAGTTCCTGTAGTCCATAGAAGTATGCCTCTGTTCTGCCAATCCTTAAGCATAAGGTTAATAGAACGTCTTGCAGAAGCAGGTTCATGACCAAGGGTATCTTCTCCCCCAATCATCTCACTAGCTTCTTGTATAACTTCATCTATGTCTAGATTAAAGTTGTATGTTCCTGATACTGCCATTATGCTGTCCTAAATTTTCTTGTTTTCTTTGCTATCTTCTTAGGTTGTCTAACGAACTGCTTTCCGGCAGCAGTCCCCTTTCTCTTTGCTTTCGTGGTTGCTGCATACTCCTTTGATGACAGGCTTTTGATTGCCTTCTCTGGAAGATATCTCTCTCCTGTCTTGCTTGACGGTTTCCCTGACTTGGTTCTCCATTTCTGCTTGCTCCACTTACTTAGTTTATTACTAGACTTTTTCTTCTTACCTTTATATGTACCACCTGATTCTTTATAATACTTAACTGCTAGTTGCATTGCCCTTGCTGAATGCTTACCACCCATCTTAGCTTTTGCTCTAGCTTTAGCTCTAGCCCATTTAGCAGGATCTCTTTTAGTAGCTGTACCACTAGACTTTTTTTTTCTTACTGCCATTCTGACCTCTTGCTTTCTTGAGTGATGCTTTAGCTCTCTTGGCTATATTCACTACTTGGGTTTTCTTCATTACCTTTGCTCTTTGTTCCATCACAGTTAGTATCTGTATCTTACGAGCATATGGTTTATTTACTTTTTTAACTTTAGCAACTGTAGCTCTAGCATCAGCAGGAGTAGCAAACTTTA